GCGCATCCAGAACTGGGTGAAGGGTAACCCCGAGAAAGAAGTCATCCTGAACGATGTCATCGCAACCAGCACGCTGGAGCAGGTTGACCCGTCCAAGCCTCGCGCTGACTACAAGGGCAAGCAATCTGAGAGCGGTGCTGACAAGCAAAAAGTGTGGGATGACCTGCAATCACAGTGGAGCAAGCTCGGCCCCGAGGGTCAGAGCGTCTACAAACAGATGCGCGACACGTACGCTAAGACATACGAGGACTTGCTCGACCTGATGTTCAACCGCATCGACAACTCGGTGAAGGACAAAGAGGACGCCAAGAAGCTCAAGACTGAAATCTATCAGCGCCTTGCCACCAAGGGCAAGATTGAGCCGTACTTCCCCCTGACACGTAATGGTGACTACCGCCTGTCGTACGACCTCAAAGGGGAACACTACGTCGAGCACTATGAGACTTCGGTCGAGCGTGAACGCGCAATCAAAGAGTTGGAGAAGGAAAGCGGCGTCAAAAACGTCCAGCGTTTCAAGGGTGGCTCTAAGCGCACCTACAAAGATGCACCTCCGACATCGTTCGTGAACTCTATCTTGCGTACGCTTGAAGCCAACAGCGTCGATCCAGAAGTCACCGATGAGATCATGCGTACGTTCTTGTCAACGCTTCCTGAGTCGTCGTTTGCTCAAGCGTTCCGCAAGCGTAAGAACACGCCCGGCTTCAGCTTTGATGCAACCTCTGCGTTCTTTACACGCTCCATGGGCATGGCTCACCAGTTGGCCAACCTTGAGTACAGCGGCAAGATGTACAAACTGCGCGACGAGATCGAGCAACACGTCAAAGAGAAGAACAACTCCGAACGCGCCAACGGCTTTGCCGACGAGTTGTACAGCCACATCCAGTCGCTGGTCAGCCCCGACATTGCACCTTGGTCTAAGGCTCTGACATCCACCGCTTTTGGCTGGACGCTGGGCTTCAACGTGTCGTCTGCCATCGTCAACATGTCACAGGTGCCGTTGGTGCTGATGCCTTACCTTGGTGGTAAGTACGGCTACTCCGAAACAACCAAAGCCATCGGGTCTGCAACCAAGTTGTTCTTTGGTAGCGGCCTCAAGCGCAACGCAGAAATGACGGTGCCCACGGCTGATGGCAAGTCCAAGATCGAGGTACGGGCTGGCTTCTCGTTGGACAACTACGACTTCGACGCCAAGGACACACCGCCTGAGATCAAACGTCTCAAGGAGTTGTCACAGGTTGCTGAAGACTACGGTCTGCTCAGCCGTTCGATGACGCACGACATCTTGGACATGGACGAGAAGTCAACGCCTTTGAACCGTGTGAACGCATGGTCTGGTTTCATCTTCCACCATGGCGAGCGCATGAACCGCCAAGTTTCCCTGATCGCCGCCTATGAACTTGAGCTTGGCCAGATGGCCAAGGACGGCAAGAAGATCGACAGCGCCGCACGCACCGAAGCCGCCAAGAACGCAATCCAGACGGCTGAACTGCTGAACGGGGGTGCATCGGCTGGCAGTGCGCCGTTGCTCGCAAAGAACTCAATTGGCAAGATCATGTTCATGTACAAGCGGTACGGTGTTTCCATGTACTACATGATGTTCAAGACGGCCCGTGAAGCGATGAAGTCTGAGGACAAGAAAGTCCGTGACGCCGCCATGCGCCAGATCGTTGGCATCTACGCTTCCGCTGGCATGATGGCTGGGGTGCAGGGTCTGCCGATGTTTGGCATCTTGGCCGCTGTCTACAACATGTTCAAGGGTGATGACGAGGACGATGCTGAAACCGCCGCACGCAAGTATCTCGGTGAAGGTCTGTTCAACGGCGCGGTCAACTACCTGACTGGCACCGCCATCGCCAACCGTATCGGCTTGTCTGACCTGCTGATCAACAGCACCGGATACCGTGAGCAAGACAACGCAGTTCTGGCGTTCTTGCAACTCATGGGTGGCCCAGTCTACGGCGTAGCCGACCGACTGCAACAAGGTGCCAAGCTGATCAGCGAGGGTGAGACTGAGCGCGGTCTGGAGCGCATGCTCCCCGCAGGTATCTCCAACGGTCTGAAGGGTATTCGCTTTGCAACCGAGGGTGCCAACACCCTGCGCGGCGACCCCATCGTCGGTGAGATCAGCAACGCCAACGCCTTTGCACAGATGTTTGGTTTTGCACCTGCCGAATACACCCGCCAGTTGGAGATCAACGCGAACCTCAAGAACATTGAGCGCCGTGCCACCAAGGAACGTACCAAGATTCTGCGCGACTACTACATTGCCGCACGGAGTGGTGACATGGACGGAGCGGCTGATGCGTTCGAGGACATGATGAAGTTCAACAAGGCGCATCCGACTGCGGCTATCACTGCCAAGACCATCCAGAGTTCCATGGCTCAGCACATGAAAACAACGCAGGAGATGTACCACGGCGTGACTCTGAACAAAGCGTTGCGTCCTGAACTGCTCCGCAATGCGGCTGAGTTCGACAGTGGCTACAACGGCGTGTTGATGGATTAAAAAAGCCCCCGCTTGTTACGGCGGGGGCTAAATCTCTTTTCAAAGGAGAAACGAAGTGACAGTTTCCTGTCGGGGCGATACTATCACAACCTTCTCCAAATGCGAACCCCCCAGTAGCCACCTTCAATACCGGGGCGGTAGTGAACGACCCACTCCCAACGACTTGTTATCTGGTGAATCTGACGTACAAGCTCCAACGTATTCACGCAGGGGATGAACACGGAGGCTCCCACTGGGAACTTGTCCCAGCGGACAACGATACGCACCCCATCGGGTGCGAGATCGTCAAGCCTGACCCTGTTTCTCGAACAGCGCGGCGGTTGTCGCCAGAGCTTGCTCAGTTTCATCATCCATAAACCCTGAACAATCCAACACCAGAACATCGGTCGGAGGCATGTTGATGTGGGTGCCTTTGCCCAGTCGCACCTTGGCTTTGACTGCCTTGGTACCACCCGTCTTCAGGCCATCCACAAACCCTGCGTAGTTGATCTGTTGCTTGCCACACCATGCCTTGAGGGGCTTGATCAGCAAGTACAGCTTCTTCACATCGTACTCGTACCGTGCAACGAACTGCCCACGAGGGGAACTGTCCGGTACTACGATCTTATCGAGTGCGCCAGCAGAGTTGCGTGCGTCCTCAGTCGATGTGATGCGGAGCATGTTGTTGTAGTTCTCGGCAATGTAGTCAGTCAGTTGAGCTTCCACATTGACGTTCATCTCGCCCACCATGACTTTGGCTTCGGCCATCACGTTGACAATCCACTGAACAATCGGTGCAATCTGCCAGTTGATCAGGCCAGCTTTCTTGGCCAACATCAAACCTGCAATAGTGCGTGAAGCCAAGGCAGACCAGTAGCGGTTCTCAGCAGACAAGCTCGATGCCGAGTCAAGTTTGCGTTGCACCGTCATGGCGAGTTCTTTGACCGCATCCAAGTTGTTCAAGATGTACTGGATGTAGAGCACACCTGCATGCCCAAAGTTGTCCTTGATCGCGGTGCTGAACACATCGGTCTCGGTCTTGGTTGCGAACTTCACAGGCTCAACACGGTACTCAAGCACCCGTTGGGCTTCAGCTTGGGGGAGTGCCTTGTACAGCGCGATGCGTTCGAGCATGGAAGTGTTGCCCGTTGTGCCGAACAAAGTTTTCCAAGGCTTGCCCCGAGCGCGTTCGACGTTGCCTTTCGGCCCCATGCGGTTGCGTTGCAAACCACTGGGAAGTTGGTACGCAAAGTCAGACAGGTCTTGTGGCTTGGTGTTGGTCATCTCGTCCATGTAGCAGACGATGTTCTTGTACACCTCGGCACGGTTCATCTTTGAGTTGAACGTGTCACGTTCTTGCATCACCAACAGGTCAGGGTCGCCCCAGATAGATGCACCTGCGTACATGGCCGTGGTCTTGCCCAAGCCAGAGCCCTTGCTCCATGCGTGGAAAGCGGCGGCGTTGATTGGCTGAAACTCCATGAGGACAGAGCCCAGCGACAGCCCAAACATGAATTGATGCAACTCCATGTTGGGTTGGTTGTAAAACTCCATGGTCTGCTTCCACTTGTCCAAGGTGCCCTTGGACTTGAAGATCGGGAACAGCCCCACGGTAGCGGAGGATGGCGAACTCACTTCAACACGGTCTTTGTAGACTTCCATGTTGCCGATGACAAACGATTCGTGCTTGTCGTCCTTCCACCCAAACTGCCGACATGCTTCGTCGGCTTCAGAACTAAACTGTAACTCGTTAACCCATCGCATTGTGTACTCCATCAGTTCTTGTACGTTGAGGACTGCCACGCCCTGTGCCGCAAGTTGCTTGCGAAATTCATCCTTGGTGCCCACTGCGGTCAGTGGTAACGTGAACTCACGCACACCATCTTTTGGCAAATGCAAACGCATCACCAGAGACTCACCCGCCTCGGGGTCTTTGACGCGCCGTATGACGTACAAGTCGTTGAAGTAGACCAGCACATCTTTGTCTTCACCCTCAGTGTTCTTGGAGTGCTTGAACACCCCACCACTCTTGCCCCTGAAGTAAGGGTGCGGGTACTTGGGGATGACGTACCGTAGCGGGGTAGCCGCCGTCACGCCCAGTGGTTTCTCAATGACGATGTTGTCGGACTCGTCAGCTTCCTCCACCTCACGCCCGAGGGAGATCGGTGATTTGATTTTGCCCCAGTGCTTGCAGTCAGGGCAGACACCTGCGCGGTACTCGTCAAAACGTGTGCACAGGTATGGGCCTTTGATCAGGTCAACCTTCTGCTCGGTTCCTTCGGGTGTGTACTCAGGGTGCTTGACAGAAATCTTGTGGATGGCTTTGCCACCATCAACGCAGAACTTGGCAATCGACAGACCTGCTCTCCACAGGGGCTCTGAGATGTTCGGTTGGTTGTTGACAACTTCCTTGAGTTGTTCGCACCCAGTACCCGCCATGGTCTTGATCAAGATGGTCTTGAAGCGACTCACAAAACTGCCGGACAGGGCTTGCATCATGGCATCCTGCTGTTGCGGCACGTACTTCTTTGGGGGCACCAGAATGGATGAATCGTCTCCCATGAGGTCACGGAATACGTCAAACTCAACTGGTGCACCTGCCTCGCCCACCAAGCCCACGGGCGTAGGGGGGTCGGTCTTGTGATTGTGCGTATTGGGCACCCGCAACACACGCGCCGCATCTGCTGGCACAGCGGGGTCATTGCGCATACCTTGTTTTGTGCACAGGCGCTTGAGTTGCTCAGCAACAGGCACCCATGTTTCACGTGAAACAGGTTCGGTCAATGGCCAGTACACATGGATACCGCGCCCCGAATTTACGATGGTCGGTCGTGGTAGCTTGAGTTCTTTACAGAACGTGCGTAGTGCGGCAAGAGCTTCGCTCTGTGTCGCGTAGTCTTTTGTTGGCCCACAGTCAAGGTCAAGAAAGAATGATCTAAGTTGTTTTACGTTGGGTGCCTTACGAGACCCAGCTTGGTCAAAAGTGCCCAACGCAAAATAAGCGTCATACCCTTCAGCATCTAAATTGTGAGCAGCATGGATGGCGGTATCGAGGTCGGTGTAGAACTTCTGAATCTTGCGTTCATCGGATAGCCGATATGCAAATATGCAGTAGTGCCCTTCGTCCCCCAGTACCGACTCCAGAAATGTTTTTGTTTCCATAGCCGCCAGTTGTTAGAGTGAATGAGATGACTGAAAAGAAAGGGTGGGGAGCGACCCCACCCCAAAACAAATCAGTCGTCCCAATCTCCAACGATGTCGCTCAACTCAGACTTCGGCTCAGCGGCAGGTGCGGCTTTCTTGGTAACCTTGATTGGCTCAGGCACTTCTTCAGCCTCAACCTTCTCAGCTTTCGGCGCGGCCTTGGCTTCCGCTTTAGGAGCAGGAGTTGGGGCAGGCTCGTCGAACAACTTGGGTGCGGGAATCACGCCGTCCATTTGCGACACGTTCATGGTGATCGCCTTGATGGTGTCAGGGTGGTTTTGCAACTTGACTGCGGTTGCCAACTCGTCTTCTTCCAGTGCACGGACAGGGCTGAACACAAGTTTAGGAGTGGCGCTGTCAATGTCAAAACGCATCTCAGTCACGATAGAAATCGCGGGGGTGTTGTACGCCTTGAGGTGACGACCGTAGGCTTGCAGTGGCATCTTCTTACCCTCTGCATCACCGAACACAGATGTCGATGGCAACGTGACTTGGTACACGGCTTCTTTGTGCAACTCGCCATCCAGTGCCACGGCAATACGCTGTTGGAAACGGCAAGCGCGGGTCTCGCCTTGACCGGAGCCCTTGATGTGTTGCTTGCAGTCCTTGCAGAACTTGGCTTGACGTTGGTCTTCAGGCACTGCTTTGTCAGGGCTCTGTGTGTCGCTTGACCAGCACGTTGGCTTTGTCTTCTGACCTTTGACGTACGTGCCTTCAAAGAACATACGGGACACGGGTGCGGCGTTGATCAGGATGACCTTCATCGAGCGTTCTTCGCTCACACGCACTTCTTTACCGCCGATGTACTCGCGGAAAGCGCCGCCTTCAATGCTGATGCGCTTGTTGCCACTGCCACCACCTGCGAGGGTGCTTGTCAGGTTGTCTTCGATACCGCTCAGCAATGCAAGGGCGGCGTTGTTGGGTTTACCAAACAGGGTCATTTCGTTGCTCATTTTCGTTTCTCCAGTTAAATATCTTCGTCAGGGTTGTTGAACACCAATTCAAGTTGAACAGGTGCGTTGGGGTCTTCAGTTTTCGGTTCTTCTGGTTCGTCTTTGGGTACGCTTGACAGCGCCGCAACCACCTTGGATACGTTGAAGCGGTATGTGTTACCGATCTTCAGGTACGTGTCCTTGGGGATGTAGCCCTGTCGCACCCATGCGCGAACAGTTGATACCGAAACCGTGAAGTGCTTGGCCAATTCTTCGATTGGCACGAAAGGTTCGCTCATCACTTTCTCCGTACGGTTATGGTGTATTCGCTATCCACATTGAGTCCCGGTGGTAACGTGTCAGGGTTGGCCTCAAGGAACTCTTTGAGGTTGGTTTGATGTATGCGCTCATGCAGTAACTGCGGCGCATTGTGCTCAACGATGAACTTGTGCATCGACTCCCAGTCGTTTGTCCAATAGTTCACCTTGACGGTGCGATAGAACAAGCCTTCGCCTGTGCGTACGCTGTCTACGTTTTGCTCTTTACAGAAACCCAAGAGGGCAGACTTTACCTTGTCCATCTGCGCTTTGAGCTTCTTTTGCTCGGTCTCGTAAGCCACACGCATCTCGTCGTGCTTGGCCTTCATCTTCAGGTACACCCTGACTAACTTCTCAGGGGGCAGGGCGGGTGCTTCTGCGGGGGCTTCAACTTGATCAGTCATCGTTGGCCTCCGCATTCAGTTTTTGTTGAGCGATGGCAAGGCCGTAGGCTTGCTTGGTCTGGTCGATGTAGTTCTCGAAAGGCACACCATGCTCGACTGCGGCCAAGGCATAAATCTCAGCCAGTGCGGTCAACAGGATTGGCGTGGTGATCTCGCGCTCTGCATGCACCTTGCGGATGCCCTGCATGATGGCAGTCTTGAGGTCTGTCATCGTGCGAACCGACTTCATCAGTTCCTCGGCACGGCGTTGTTTGTAGTCTGGAATCTCTGACACTTCGTTCTCCGTTTGTTGTTGGGGTTTTTATTATAGTGGCGTTTTACCAATTATTCAAGTATTTCTTTGTAAAGATCAACTATTTTTGAGTGAACGTCGATTTTGTTATCTAATAAGTTGTAAACGTGTCTTTCTACACCTGACCCCACCAGTTGTACCACTGTGGATGGGTGGCGCTGACCCGAGCGGTGGACACGGGCGTTGGCTTGGGCGTAGGTCTCAAGGGAGGATGTCGGCCCCCACCACACCACCGTATTGGCGGCTGTGAGGGTCACGCCGTGGGCGGCTGACTGAGGCTGAATCACAAGCACACGGGTGCCATTGGGCTCGGTCTGGAAGCGGTTGAAGATGTCGGTGCGCTTGCCCACGGGCACGTCACCACTGATCACCTCGGTCGTGTAGCCATCGGCGTTGAGCTTTTCTGACAGGATGCTGATCACATGCTTGAACGGCACGAACACAAGCACCTTCTGACTTGACTCGTCGATCACCTCGGTGAGCACGTTGTAGCGGTTCTTGATGTCGAACTCCAAGGTCTCGCCTGAATCGGAGTACACCGCGCCACAAGATATTTGCAGGAGCTTGCTCATGTTCACGGCGGCGTTGACCGATGTGATTTCTTCCCCTGCGGCTTGCACCACCATGCGGCTCTTGAGCATGCCGTAGTAGCGTTCCTGTTGCTTGGTCAATTCGACACGGCGCTTGGTGTAGGTCATCTCGGGCAAGTCAAGGCACTCGTCCTTGGTGTACCGGATGGCGGGTTGTAGGCTCTCGAACACGGTCTGCGTGGCGGTCTCTTTGGCAAGCCAACGGAAGTTGTTGAGCTTGATCATCACCATGTCGCGGAAAGTTGTGAAGAACTTGGGGACACCCTGTGGGTTGACGAGCTTAGCAAGTCCGTACGCATCGAGGGGTGACTGAGCGGCGGGGGTGCCTGTCATCATCCAAAGCCATGTGTCGGTCTTGACCAATGAGTTGAGCACCTTCCACCGCTTGGTCTGCACGTTCTTGTATGCGTTCGCCTCGTCAATGACGATCAGGTCAAAGCCGCCCTTGGCGATGTCCTCGGCGACGATCTCCACGCCGTCATAGTTGATGATCACGAACTCGGCTGTACCGTTGATGATGGCCTTGCGCTTTTCCTTGGCACCGTATGCGATGTCAACTGATCGGTGCATGGCGAACTTGAACAGGTCGGCTCTCCACGCTGAGTCCATGATGGACAGGGGGCAGATCACAAGCACCCTGCGGATTCGTTTCTGTTTGAGGAGGTAGTCTGCCGCCCAAATGACTGACCCCGTTTTGCCCGTGCCCTGCTCGTTGAGACAGAACGCTCGGCGGTTCATTGTGAGGAATGCGGCTGTTGTCTTCTGATGGTCAAACGGCTTGTACTGGCCGGGCCAGTCGTAGCGTCCCATGATGGGTGATGGCACGTTTTTGACGTGCAGATTCTTGAGGACTTGCGCCTCATCTAACCCCCAGTGCACCAACACTTGGTTGTTAGGAAGTTCCCTGCTTTTAGGGATGACTGTGGTGACGCGATGCGGATTACGCAACGTCAACAACAGGGCTTTGTTGTCAATGATTTCCAATTCGTTCTCCAGCGCAAACGGATAACGGAGCGAAGTGGGTGTCCCACTCGCTCTCGTCGCCGTCGAAGTTCTAATCTAACCGAACGCGCAGTGCGCGTCAAGCGGGTTTCTTCCCGCCTTTTTCTTTTGTGCTATGACCGTTACGTGCACGGTTTTTTGTAGGTGAAACGATGCGCAGCCCGTCTTTGTTTGAGCCACCTTTGGATAACATCTTTACGTGGTCGATGTCCTTGCCTTCACGCTTGTCGGCCTTGCCGTTGCCGTTCTTGTCGGGGGAACTGGCATCAACTTTTCGCCTTGCGCGTTGGCGTTCCATGCGGTCGGGGTGTTCGCCCCGCTTTTTCTGCATGTCGTACTCGTGGTCGTAGGGGCGTGGGGATTTGGTGTATGGCATTTAATCGTTCCTTCCGTTGTGTTGGCAT